TGACTATTTGCCACGCTGGTTCAATTGTTGTTCGCAAAGAGGGCCGTGAACTGGTAATGACCAAAGACACTCAGCCTGTAAACTTAATCGCAAATGAATGGCATGAATTGGAAGCGTTAGAGGATGGAACTGTATTCTGTAACGTGTTTGCAGAAGGCAAATATTGATTTTGGAATAAAATAAAATGGACGTTCAATCATTAATTAACACTGTGCTGCCGCTCATTTGCGTAGCAATGGGTTGGTTTTGTAAAGAGTTGTGGAATGCGGTTCAAGACCTCAAAGACGACATCAACAACTTGCGCACGCATTTGGCTGAGAATTACATTCACAAAGACGACTTCTCGGATCGTTGGGATGAGGTTCTTAAAGCTGTTCACCGAATAGAAGACAAGCTAGACCAAATTAAAAGATGATTGAACTACTTAGAGAATTGTTGACAGGCAAGGATAACAAGACCCACGACATCGCGCGTTGGTCTTGGTTCACTACGACCTTGTCAGTAATCGCTGGTGGTTTTTGGAATGCACTACATAGCAGCACAATCAACCTAACTGATTTTGCTCAAGCGATAGGCATCATTACTGGAGCTCATGGCGCTGCGGTAATGATGAAAAAGGATACCGAGCCAGATGATTCTAAAAACAATTCTTAACCCAATTACGCCCTTTCTAATCGTTGGGGCGTTTTGCCTTGGCATGTACAGTAGCTGGTGGGTTACGTCTAACTACTACCAAGCTAAAATGACAGCTGCAGCCGAAGAAGCGGTTAGACACGAAAACAAGATTGTAAAAGAGCAGGGTGAAATATCCAAACAAACACAGGCCAAAAAAGATGAACTTCAAACTCGCTACGATCGCCTTTTGTCTGCTTACCGTGGGGTGCGCAACGCCAATACAAAAACAGCAGACCCCACCCCTGCAGTACCAAGTCAAGGATTCCGACTACTTGAACCAGATGTCGAATTTCTTATCAGGTTTGCAAAAGAATGCGCCAATACAGAAATAGAGCGCAACGATGTCATACAAAAATACGAAAAATTAGATGGCAATTGAACAATCTACCCTCGACCTGATTACACGGGAAGAGGGTTTTAAAACTAAAGCATACCAAGATGTTAAGGGGCTATGGACAATCGGCGTCGGGCATCTGATTAAGCCAGACGAGCCTCAACTCAAAACAGCCATCTTGACAAACCAGCAGGTCGAAGAGTTGCTCAAAAGCGATTTAAAGTGGTGTAGCGACACGATTTCAAGCTGTATCCATGTCCCACTCAAGCAAAACCAATTCGACGCGCTGTGCTGCCTTTGCTTTAATATTGGCGCCGAGCATTTTAAAACGTCTACCGTGGTCAAAAGGCTCAACCAAAACGACTTTGCTGGCGCTGCGGAGGCCATTCTTATGTGGAACAAACCAGCCAGTTTAGAAGGTCGGCGCAAACGGGAACGTGAGCTGTTTTTACGATAAAAATAGGGCATGTTAAGCCCTTTTTATGCATTAATACATATAGGGATTGATCACCCTTTCTCTCATTTACCTTAAGGAAACAACATGGACGGATTCAAATCATTACCAAAAATGGCTCACTTTAAAGAAGGTGGCCATGCCAAAGCTGAAGCCTATTGTGGCGGCGGCCGTATGAAGAAAAAAGCTGGTGGCGAAATCAAAGGCGACGAAAAGCAAGACAAAGCCATGATCAAAAAGGCTTTCAAACAGCACGACGAAGCGGAGCACGATAAAGAGCCCACAGAGATCAAGCTCAAAAAAGGCGGCCGTTCCAAGAAGGAAAAAGGCACCGTGCGTAAGTACAAAGAAGGCGGCAAGATTGAGAATGTCTACGAAGCCAAAAAAGAAGCTGGCGACAAAGACCGCATCAAAAAAGTAAAAGAGATTAAGCCCGGCAAAGCCGAAGCTGAATCTGCTGCGGCCAAGCGCTCAGCGTTGCGCGGCTCTGACGTGGAAAAAGAAAAGAGCAAGCCCGCAGGCCATAAAGACGCTATCAAAAAGGTCCCGCCAACTGGCGATAAAAAAGCAGACGCATCTTCTGGCGCTAAGGGCGGTCCCAACAAGTACAAAGATGGTGGCAGCATTGAGTTCGCGCCCGGCCAAGACATGAGCGATGTGTCGCCTCAAGACGTGGCAGACGCTAAGGCACGCGCTAAGCAAACCAAGGCGTACAACGCAGCCACTGTCAATCAGTAAGGAGTTTTTATGCCCTCTAAATCACAAGCCCAAGAACGTTTGATGGCTGCTGCGGCGCACAATCCCGCATTTGCTAAAAAGGTAAACGTACCTCCCAAAGTGGCCAAAGAATTCAACAAGGCTGATAAGGGCGTAAAACTCAAATCACTACCTAAAAAGGTAACCGGCCGAGGAGGCTAATCGTGGCATATTCAAACACAACTGGCAACACAACGATCAACGTTGACCAGTTAATTTCGTTTGCATTCCGTGATGCTGGTAAGACGGCAGAGGAAATGACGCCTGAATTGGTCGGTGCGGCCAAGCAGGCGTTGTTTTACAACCTGCAGAATTTGTCAAACCTCGGGGTCAACCTGTGGCTATTGGAAAACCAATTGTATGGCGCTCTCACACAGCAACAACAATTGGTTTTGCCAAAGACAACAATCGACGTGCGTGAAGCAAACTGGGTATACGTTCAAAACATTCAGGCCACTGAATATTTGCCTGCAGATAACCCAGCATCCCCCGCAGCGTTTGATTTGAGCCCCACATTGAGCACACCAGCCAACACTGTTGGCTATGAAAATTGGTTCGGATCTACATACCAACAATCACAAAGTGTGTATTATGTTGGCTGGAATTGCTACGCGCCAAACACAACCCAAACATATAACCTCGCATTTGAATACAGTGATGACGGTGTAAATTGGTTCTTAAAAGAGCAATTCCCCGAAATCACAATGTCGGATTATGAATGGAAGTATTTTAATATTTCCACCACTGAACCACATTTGTATTGGCGTTTGCGTGAGACTGTGGCTAACGAATATTCTGTTCGCCAAATCGTATTCTCCACCAGCCAGCAAGTTATCCCGTTGGCTCGACTGAACCGGGACGATTATTGGAACCTGCCCAACAAACAATTCCCATCTGTTCGCTCACTGCAGTACTGGTACGATCGTACCATTGAGCCTTCGATGTATTTGTGGCCTGTGCCCAATAACCCATATCAAATGTTTCAGCTGATTGTTGAAGTGCAAATGCAAGACGTTGGCTCTTTGACAGATCAGATCTACGTGCCAGATCGTTGGATTAATTGCGTACAAAAGCAATTGTCCCATTCCATGTCATTGCAATTGCCCGGCGTTGATATGGCACGCATCACTTATCTGGAAGCACAAGCTGAAAAAGCATTCCTGCAAGCCAGCGAAGAGGATCGTGATAAATCACCGATCTATTTCCAACCTAACTTTAGCTACTACACAAGATGAGCGTTGTAATGACCTATGATTCGCTCGTAGCGAATATTATCGATTACATGGAGCGCGACGATCCAGACTTCGTTGCGGCCATTCCCGGGATGATTGCGCTGGCTGAATCTTCGATCGCTGCCGAATTGCGGTCTTACATTCAACTCATCGTAGTCGAAACAAATTTGGCACAAAACCAAGCAGTGCTGACCAAACCCGCGCGCTGGCGTAAAACCGTCAGCATGAAAGTAAACGGCAAACCAATGTTGTTGCGCAGTCAAGATTATGTGGCTTTGTACCAATCAGAATCCGATCCGGGCATGCCTCAATACTACGGCGAGTATGATTTCTCAAATTGGGCGTTTGCACCATTGCCTGACAAATCATACCCCGTGGAAATTATTTACTACGCAGAAATCCAACCCTTGGATGAGCAGAATCAACAAAACTTGTGGACGGCTGTAGCCCCACAAGCCATGTTGTTTGGCTCTTTATTGCAAGCACAAGGCTACTTAAAAGCCCTTGATAAATTGCCTGTGTGGAAAGGATACTACACAGATGCGATTGCTGCGCTCAAAAAAGAAGACGATTTGCGCCGCGTGGATCGCAACACATCAGTACAGGAACCTTAATAGATGTCTACTACGCCAACATATACCTCCCCGTTTACGGGCACGGTTGTCACACCAACGGATGTGTCTTACGAAGCACTTTCGTTTAGCTCCAATACGACTTTATTTTGGCCAACAACAGTCAACAGTTCTGAGTCTGTGGCGGCGCGTATTATTGATTGTTTTGCCAGTGCTTCAAACCTGCAGTTGGCGTTGCCCGATGCATCACAAGGCGCGTTGGGTACAGACATTTTGATCCGCAACTTAGGCGCACAACCTTTTGTCATTACAGACAACACCGGTGGAGCTTCTGTTTCCGTGCCTGTTGGTGTTGCCAAGTACTTCTACCTAACTGACAATACTTCACAAGCCGGTGTTTGGCAAAACGTTACGTTTGGTGCCGGCACAGCTGTGGCAGATGCTGCAACATTGGCGGGTTTGGGTCTGACAACATACAACGGCAAGCTGGCTGTTGGTCAGAACGTTGTTGACACCGCGTTGGTTCCAACAATCACGCAGGCAAGTTCTGCCACAACATATAACTGGACAGCGGGCATCGGCAATATCCCGCTGCCCTACACAGGTAATTTGAATACTGGTTGGTTCATTGCATTCCGCAACAGTGGAACTGGCAGTTTGTCTTTTACACCGGTTTCCCCTCAAAAAATTAACGGCCAGCCATCCATCACTACTAATCCCGGTGATTCAGGTTTCATTTTCTTTGATCCTAACATCGGTGGTTTTATTACTGTTGGTTGGGCACCGCCATCAGTTGTGACGTTTAACTCTGCCACATATGATGTGGATTCAATTGTCGGAAATACATTAAATCTTACAGCGTATGCGCCGGTTATTCAGACGTATATTGCGCAATCTGGAACTCGCACAAATACCTTGGCTGTTACATTGCCCGCCATCACACAAATTTATGTGTTGGTCAATAACACAAACCAAACTGGGTATAACGTCACATTTAAATGCATTGGCAGTACTTCTCCAGCGTTGGTTGTGCCTACAGGATCTATCACTACAGTTTTGAGTGACGGCGTTAACCTGTACTCCTTGGTGACAGCGTCAACAGGCGTATTTTATGCATCCAATGGCACTTCTGGCGCGCCTTCGTATTCCTTCAACAATGATACAGCCACGGGTTTGTATTTGAAAAACACCAGTGTTTTGGGTATCTCAGCTGGCGGTGTTGAAATGATTGACATCAACAATAACAACCCAACAACCCCAGTTGTCACAATTAAAGCTGCGCTCACAGCCACCAGTATTTCAGGCGGGACATTCTAATGGCTGACGGTAATTCTAATCTGGAACAATACAATTCAATTTATACGCTGCAGGTAAAGGCAGGGATTAAACGCGATGGTACTGTTTTTGAAACAGAAGAATTTACCGATGGTGTTTGGTGTCGTTTCCAGCGCGAACGTGCGCGAAAAATGGGCGGATACAAAACGCTTTTTAACAGCCTGACTGGTATTTATCGCGGTATGATTGTGCAGCCGTATAACGGCGTCAATTACATATTTGCCGGCAATTTTAATGAGTTGGATGTTTTCACCACTGGCACTAACTACTCGTTTGGTAGTGGTCCTTATCCCGCACAAATTTTGCCCGGTCAAGTGCCGTTGCAAGTAGTCAACCCAACAACTAATAGCATTCAAATTGCAGGAACATCTGGGGTATCAGGTGCAACACAATATTTCCCCGTTGGTACGAAGATTATTTTCTCGCAATCAGGCACACCAACAGTTTACACGACAACCAGTGTCAGCTATTCAGCACCCTACGTTCAATTGGGGTTCAGCGGAACCATTCCATCAAGCCCAACTCAAGCGTGGATCGATAACGCGCCAGTATTTACGCCGGATCCTGTAGACGGCCCATATCGATTAGACTGGCAATTTGATTCAGTGTTTAGCCCAGCTGGAGGACAGCTGCAAATCTTAGCGCATCCCGGTTATAACTTAGTCAACATTGACAACGGTGTGCCTTCACAGTTGCTGGTCGGAAACATTACACCCGTAGCGAACGCCGTTTGGCAGTTTACCGGTGTGTCTGATAGTGCAGGTCAAAACCCAACATATCAGCCCATTTCGGTTGACGGTGGCGTTTGTGTATTGTATCCATTCACGTTTGTGTACGGTTCGCATGGCTATATTGCCAACAACAACGTCAGCACACAAACCAACAGCACCACGTATTTGGAACAGTCATTATTTGACTGGAACGGCCCTCTGGCCAACCAAGTTAACGTTTCTGCCTCTAAAATCATTAAGGGCATGACTGTTCGCGGCGGTACAAACTCACCTTCTGGTTTGTTCTGGGCGACAGATAGTTTGATTCGTGTTTCGTTTACTGCGGCCAACGCGCCAATTTATTGGAACTACGATATTGTTTCTAGCCAAATCTCAGTGATGTCATCCAACGCAATTGTGGAAATGGATGGCATTTACTTCTGGATGGGCGTGGATAGATTTTATCTTTATAACGGCTCCGTTAAGGTTTTACCTAACGATAAGAACGTAAACTGGCTGTTTGATAATATGAACTTTGCTCAACGCCAAAAGGTGTGGGCAACGAAAATTCCACGTTACAACGAGATTTGGTTCTTTTATCCCCGTGGCACGTCAGAAGAATGCAATGATGCAATCATCTACAACACCAAAGACCAAATTTGGTATGACGCAGGCCAAGCTGTTGGTGCACAACGCTCTTGTGGATACACTACGGAGTTGTTACCAACACCCCTTTGGGCTGACTGGAATTACTCTCCAATTTATGGCAGCCCAGTAAGAACAGTCGCCACACCAACAGGCCAATCCGCGCCAAACGCCAATCAATTATATTTGGCAGGGGATCAGACAACGCAATTTAGCCCCGGCAATTATTTGACGTTCTCAAATGATAACACTGACAACGTCTATTTAATCACCAACAGTGTCAACATTTACAACACGACAATTGGTACACCCGGCGTCACATTGATCACTTGCGCAACAGATTTCTCACCTGCAATTACAACTGGGCAAGAGGTGTTTCGTGTCACTGGTGGCTACAATTTATGGCAGCACGAATTTGGCACCGATTGCGTGGCATTGACAGGGACGACTGCGGTGTATTCAAGCATCACAACCAGCGATATCAGCTGGGTTGGGGGATCACCTAGCGGCGATCAAGCCCAAGGCATTAACCGCCGGATGCACCTGCGCCGATTTGAGCCAAACTTTTTGCAAACTGGCGAAATTGCTATGACTATTTTGGGCCGTAAATTTGCCGATGATAACGTGGATTCTCAAAGCTCCGGCCCTTACTATTTTGATGATATGACCGGTAAGATCGATTTGCGCGTGGAATACCGTTTGATGCGCATACAGTTTGAATCCAACCAAGTTGGGGGCAACTTTGAGATGGGTCGTAACATCATTACCTGTGAATTCGGCGATGAGCGGCCATGACCAACCGAATCGTTCAATCGTTCCCGTTTTCTACGGCGTACACGGAGTTTGAAGATTGGGTTGGTAATTTTATCCAGTGGTACGGCAAAGAGGCTATTGGGCAGGGCACAGAGGCCGAATGGCGCGAAATAGCAGACCAAATCTGCGCCGCGCCATCTTTTGCAGCATATGGCCTGCCAAGTTCATCCAAATACGAGCATTGGCAAGACTGGGCGGACGAAGTTTCTCAAGCAATTAACGGGCCAACTCACTGAGTTTTTTGCATTAATATACGTAGAACATATGACTACAAAAAATCCATCAGCTCTAGATCAAATACCAGCGGGTGGGTTATCCCAAACCGGCCATTCGCGCGTCAGCGAATATGATATTGTGGCTGCGGATGTTAAAAAATATAAGTTGGGTATGGATCCTAAAGCAGCATACGCCGCATTGGTGCACATGACAGAAAAACCCAACTATCGCATTTTGCGCGCCAATGATAGCCTGTTGTTGATCGATAACCATGGCGATGGCACAGCGCAAGGCATTATGTTCTCCTCTGACAAGCCGCAGGCTTTCGTTAAAAGTTTAATCGAATTTAATCGAGCTTTAAAGATTGCTGGCCTGCATAAGATGGAAATCATGTCAGTCAAAACGGACATTGAGCCGTTTTTGAAGAAAGCCCGATTGAATTATTCAATAAAGCCGGTGGATTCCGGCATCCTTATTACGGTAACTGAATAATGGGCGGCGTAGTATCTGGCTTGGTAGGTGGTATTGGTGATGCTTTTACAGGCGTCGTTAACGGCATTGGCAGTGCCGTTCAAGCTATTGCCAAGAACCCTTTACCTATCATTGAAACCGCGGCGCTTACATACGCCACCGGTGGTCTTGGCGCGCCCGCTGCTGACGCATTGGTTGGAGCAGATGCAGCTGGAACTGCGGCGTATACAGCGGTTTCCACCGCAGTTCCTGCGGCGATTTCAAACGCGGCCGTAGCAGCAATTAACGGCGGAAGTGTTAGCCAGATTGTTACCGCTGGCATTACTGCGGGGCTATCCGCTGGAATGTCTCAAGGCCTGAGCGCCACGGACGTTATTCAAAACTTGACAAGCAATTTACCGCCCGAAATTGCTCAAACTTTGTCCTCCGCAGCAGGGCAATCTGTTGGTGGGGCGGTTAGCGCCATTTTGCAAGGCCGCGATCCTGTTACGGGTGCTGTTAGTGGTGCTGTGAGTGGTGCATTGGCGTCCTCACTGACAAATGGTCAAATCGCTGATTTGAGCAAAGCCTCCGCCAATATTATCGGAAGTAGTGCCGGTGTGGCCACATCTGCGGCACTGAACAATCAAAGTATTAGCCAAGCCATTGGCAATTCATTGGCATATGGCGCAGCTAAAGCTGGTTTGGCCGCATCATATTCTGGATTGCAAAACTACATGAAAAATCTGCAAACCACTGCAGATAATTTCAATGCAACACAGAGCCAACTTCAGGCGCTGATACCCACATTACAAACACAGCAAGCTGATCTGCAGGCCAATCAAGCTGCAGTGCAGCCGATTGCTGATCAGCTTGATGCAGCAGTAAACGCATATAACACTGCAAAAGCAAACTATACAAATGGCGGAAGTGATGCATATTTGCAGCAGCAAGTTGATGCAATGACAGCTGCTGCAAACACGTATAATAGCTTGAAACCGTCTTATGATCAGGCGATGACAAAACTGCAAGCTAGTGCGGATGCGTACAATCCAACAGCCAACCAGTACAATGCTTTAAATGCGCAGTTAAAAAATTACAGCGATACTGCAACACAACAACAAGCGCAACTGCAAGAGGCTTCTACAAACTTGCAAAACCAGTACGCTTCGTTCACGCAAAATTTAAATACCGAGACGAACACAGACGCCAGTATTCAAGCGCGCGTGGATGCCATGAGCCCTCAAGCACAGCAAGCATATGCTGATGCGATTAACAGCGGGTCTACTGCCACGGATGCATTGGCTGCAGCCACTAAAGTACAAACCGCATCAACAGACGCCGTGCAACAGGTCATGGCTGCGTTTAATCAAAACAACACACAAGCTGGTCCCGGTGTACAAGTCGCGTCTAACGATCCAACAGCTGGTTTAAGTGCCGCCTCCGCCGCGTCATTGGCACAGAACTACATTACAAGTCTTGGCGGCGATACCAGTTATGCTCCCGGCATGAATCAGATGACCTCTTTGGCACAGCAATATATCGCTGCCGGTGGTGATCCAACAGATCTGCAAGCCTTCGAAAACTGGACATTACAACAGCAACCGGCACAGACAAGCACAAGCACAAGCACAGATACAACTGGCGGCCTGCCTTCGGCGGGAACCGGTGACGGAACTGCAGGTACTTCTCAACAAGTACCGACAACTTCGTCAGACTTGGCAGCGGCTGTAACACAAACAAACGGCGCGTTACCAACAACTGGCACAACACAGCCAGCACAAACCACGACTGGCGCGTTACCAACAACTGGCACAACACAGCCAGCACAAACCACGACTGGCGCGTTACCAACAACTGGCACAACACAGCCAGCACAAACCACGACTGGCGCGTTACCAACAACTGGCACAACACAGCCAGCACAAACCACGACTGGCGCGTTACCAACAACTGGCACAACACAGC